CCACGAGCGGAAGCCCGGGCTGTCAGAACCACACATCCACGGAACCTGTTTTCGGAAGAACAACATGACCACGCCATACGTTACTGTCACAGTAGATGCCGCATATCCTGCGGGAACCGGCATCGCGGCCCCCGCTTCGGGTTCGACGTTCACGAAGTGGGTGGCGGCTTCGAACGGACACCAGTTAATGGGGACGCTGCCGTTTGGCTCAGCGGCGGCTGGTCCGGCCACGATGCAACTACTGGGACAGGGCGGCCCACAGAAGTTCCTTCTGGCGGAAGCCGTGACAGATCTGGTGGGACCGTTGACAGTGACAGCGGACGGGGAAGTCGAAGTCGACGGTTCTGGCGAAATCGTGGGGATGCCATTGGAGACCGGAGCGATTGGCGCGGTGATCGATGGCCACGCCAAACTGGTCGAAGCGGCGGCATAATCGCGCCGCCAGGAACGCCTTTCTGATTTTCACATTCACACCGGGACGGGACAATGACAGAAGAAGCGAAGACCCCTGAAACAAACGCACCAGCAACCACGAAGAAGTCCGCACCAAAGGCGAAGAAGGTGCCTTTGAAGGTGCGGTGTCCAGCGCTGGGCGGAAGCTGGTTCGAGACAAAAGAGACTGACCCGGAGAAAGCCCAGGAAGCGTTCCGTGAAGCCTGCCATGGCCTTTCGCTGGACGCGGTTCTGGAAGTCAGCGAGTAGTCCGCCCCGGTGGGGCGTCGTTCGGATTCAGGGAAGGTGCTATGTCTTTCACACACGTTGTTCAGACACGAGTGAACCAGGGTGATGAAGCGATCGTCAGCACGATATCGCACACCACGGAACAGAATTTCCAGTTAAACGAGTCGGTGCCGGATTCCACGACCGACAAGGAAATCCTTCTGGCGATGGACATTTCCGGCCTGAAGGCGTTCGCCATGATGGCTGACGTGGCGATGACGGTGAAGACGAACGATTCGTCGACCCCACAGGAAACATTCGTTCTGGTGGCGGGGGAAGCGCTGATCTACTCCGATGGATGGTCCGCGCTGTTCAGCGGGGACGTGTCGGCGCTGTACGTGACGAACGCGTCCGGGACCGATGGGACACTACGGGTGATCGCTGGTCTGGATTCATAATGGCCACACGAATCGAAACAATCCGAGCCCAGACACTGGAGCGGATCGAAGAACTGACAGCGGCGCCGAAGCCTACGTATAACGTCGGCGGACAGTCGGTTCAGTGGGCTCAGTATCTGAAACAGTTACAGGACACAGTGGACTGGTGCGATTCTCAGCTACAGTCAGCCGAACCGTTTGAAATTCAGGCGCAGGGCTTCACCTGATGGAACTCGATTTCGCCACAGATTTCGCCACGTTCGACAATCAGAACACGGTATCGATTCAGTCACAGGCGGGGGGTGATCCGGAAGACACGTCGGCCATTCGGCGATGGGTGACAGAACGGGAAGCGGCGGCCAGTAACGGAAAGTACACCACGGACGACGGTGTGTTCCATGTCAGCGGTTACGGTCTGGAAACGGACATCGCGATCGGGGACACGATCACAGACACAGACGGCGCGTGGACTATCATTGGGCGCCGGTTCGAGCAACTCACAAACAGATGGGAACTGATCGCGCGTCAGTTGTCCCTGACGGACGTGGTCACGATTCAACTGGCCACATGGACGAAATCCGAAGACGGGATCCAGGAAGCCGTATGGAATAACGAACACACAGACCTGGCGGCGTCGTTTCAGTTGGTGGAAGGGAAAGATGAAGAAGACCACAGGAATCAGCATCTGATGCCACGTTATCGCGTCCACCTGGTTCAGACGATCGACACAGATAACAGGCGAGTTATTCACGACGGGAACGCGTATCGAATCATTGCTCACGGTGACAGTGACAGAGTGGATGTCGCCTTCGAGTTGGAATGTGAGGACTGGTAGAAGTGTCGGTTCGGCTGAAAGTCAATGACAAACAACTGAACGCGGCCCTGGAGAACGCCACAGCCGACGGAATGGCGATGGCCACGCAATACTATCACAGCGAACTGAAGCGGGCGGTGAACAGGCCCAACACGGGAACACGGGTGAAAGTGAAACGGCAAACAGCCGGGGGAAACAAAACCAGCCGAACCATCTACAACAATCCGAGCAACCCGGGGGAAGCTCCCCGAAAGCGAACAGGCTTCGGTCAGCGGGGAATCGTTCGGGAGATTGACAGACAGAAGATCATGGCCCGTGTGGGTGTGACCAAAAACGCCATCTATATGTATTACCTGGAACTGGGAACCAAACACATCGCCCGACGGCCCTGGTTGATGGCCACGCTGAAGAAGAAGAAGCAAGTGATGGCCAAACTGTTCACGACCAAAAGCCGGAAACAAGTACCGAAGACATGAGTGATTCCCCCGAAAAGTTGATTCTGGAATTCTGGCAGACGAACCTGAACGGGGATCTGTCAGTCGACAGCGTATTCAACGGCGGCCCGAACGACGACGACCAGGCCTTGCCCTACGCCGTGATCGATGTGGACACAGCCGGGGGGCCACGAACGAACACAGGTGGTTACAGGAACGGGGAACTAACGCTGGAACTGTACCACAGGAACTGGAAGACCGGCCTGGACATCGTCACGAAGTTCTTCAAGACGATCCAGCCACTAGGCGGCCCGATGGTGGTGCTGTCAGGGGACGGAATCCGCCTGGACAATTTCCAGCTGGTGGATGGTGGCGACACCAAAGAACAGGACGGAACACACTTCTTCCTTCATTCGTACACGTTTCGAATTCACGACATAGGAGAATAGAGCAATGGCCGACCATCTTTCAGGAACAAACGGAACAGCCAAGAAAGGCGCCACAGCGGTCGCCGAACTGATGATGTGGTCCATGGAAGTCGAAGTCCCGATCAACAGTCTGGGGACGAATTCCAGCGCGGGATGGAAGAAGGCATCCACGGGCGTGAAGCGAGCGAAGGGAAAACTGAAGTTCGCTGTTGTCGCTGGTGCCCAGGAAGAAATCGTCCCGGGCGAAACCTACACGATGGAATTCCATGTCGACGCGACTGGTTCGAACTATTACAGCGGATCCGTAGTGATCGGCACGATGGGCGGACTGGAAGTGGACATGGACGAAGGGAAAGACATTTCCACAGAATTCACCTGGGAAAGTAACGGCGCTATCACTGCGAATGGAAATGTTCCGCCACTTGCCACCAGTTAAGGCATGGTGTCGGCTTCTGAACTCTAAACAAAGGACGGAATCTTGGACGGAATTTCGAATCTTGTGGGCGTGAAAACGGTGTCCCGGACCTTCAATGGACGGGAATATCGTTTCGCCCTGAAAGTATTGGCGGACCACGCGGAGAAGGAAGCCCACATTCTGGGGCTGAAGCCTTCCCCGTTCGAGGTGATGGAAACACTACCGGACACGCTGCCGGAACAATCACGGGCCCAGATCATCGATCGGCTGGTGAAGGAATCCCAGCGGCCACAGTTCGCCACGCGGTTTGAAGAACACGAATTCGACCAGTCGCTTCACGGTCTGGCGTGGGGCTTGTGGCGTTCGCTTCGTGATCAGGAATACGACTTCGGGAAACTGAAGAAGGGGGAAGACCCGGTGTTCGAAACGCCTTCCGGTGTGGGCTATTCGCTGACACCAGCGGACGGCGTCCAGAGAGCCCTGGACTTCATCGAAGAAGTGGGAAGCGATCGGATCGGCGAACTGGAAGCCATCCGGGATGGTGTGGAAGACCCGCCAGAACTGGGAAACTCGTCTGGCTCGGAGACGACAGCGGAACCGAGCCCACCAGCTACCAGCGTTTCCCCTGGGCCCAACTGATCCGGTTACTGGTGAATGAGAAGGGGTTATCCATTCGTGAAGTCTGGCGCCTGACGGAGTATCAGGCGATGATTCTGGCCGGGGCATTTTGCCCGGAAGACGGCCGGGTGAAACTGACGCCGGAACAACAGGCACAGTGGAAGGCGTGGAAGAAGAAACGGAAGGGGGCGTGAACAATGGCATTCAAATTGGCGGAAGCCTACGTCCAGTTTTCCCAGAAGGGCCTGTCGGGCGTTCAGGGGGCCATCAGTCGTGTCGGTTCCGGCTTTTCTGGTGCGGTAGGAATGGCTGGGAAGTTTTCCGGCGTTCTGGCCGGTCTGGGGATCGCCACGTCGGCGGGAAGTATGCTGAAACTGGCGTCGGATGCCGAAGTTACGGAAACGAAGTTCCGGGTTCTGCTGAAGTCTGGTGACGCAGCAAAGAAAATGCTGGCGGAAATCGACCAGTTCAGCAACGTGACGCCGTTTGATAACTTCGAAGTCGCAGACGCCACACAGGCTCTTCTATCGTTTCAGGTGCCAGCGGACGCGGTGTTCCAACATCTTCAGGCCATCGGGGATGTCGCGGCCCTGACGGGAAGCAAGGTGGACGACCTGTCGACCATCTATGGGAAGATGTATTCGTCGAACCGCATCATGGCGGAAGACCTGAATCAGTTGATGGACCGGGGGATCCCGATTGTCGACGAATTCGCCAAACAGTTCGGCGTGGCGGGGGAATCGGACGCGGGGGCGCAGATCCGGAAACTGGCTTCAGAAGGCAAGATCACGCGGGACCATCTGGTCCAGGCATTTCAGGACATGACGGCGGCCGGGGGAAACTACGCGGGCGGCATGGCCCAACTGTCGGAAACGGCGTCGGGGAAGATGTCCACGATGTTCGGTGTGATGAAAGTGAAGGCGAAAGAAGCGGGCCAGCCATTCCTTCCGCTGATCAAGCGGGCGTTCGATTTCGTGACAGGACTGGCGAACGCGTCTGTGTTGCCAGCGATCATGGGGAAAGTTGCGGGCGGCATCGAATCCGTCCTGGCCGGAGTGGGCGCTGGGATGTCTACCGTTGGTAGTTTTCTGGCCCCACTTCGGTCTGTGTTCGCCGATGCCCAGGGTATGGCGCAGGTGGGAATCGGCCAGATGCGCGGCATTTTCGACGATGTCAGCGCGGGCGCGATGCGACTGATGGACAATGTGGACGCGTTGTTCCAGAGTTTCTTCGGCGGTTCGATCATGGACACGGTCACGGCTACGTTTGCGGGATTGCTGGGCGTGGCTCAGAAGTTGGGCCAGTATTGGATGGGAACGCTATCGATCGCCTGGAACCTGATCATGGAACTGGCGAATCTGTCTGTTCAGGCCCTGACAGCGGCGTCGGACACGTTCAACGAATTGTGGGGGACGGTATCGGAAGGGAATACAGTTTTCGATTCACTGTCCGCTGGCTGGTCCAGTTTTCAGGGGATGATTGAAGCGGGCGTTGGCAGTGTCGGTTCGTTTTTCACGGGGCTGATCGATGACTTGAAATTCTTCAGCCGGAACTTCGGAACGGTGTGGGATATCGCGGTCGAACTCACATCGATCGGGATCCAGAACGCCTTCGAACGTATCAAAACATTCGGAACGAACGTGATCGAAGTGGGAACGTGGCTGGTGACGAACTGGCGAACGATCTTCAATGATATGTTCACGGCGGCAACTACGATTCTCAGCAACATCGGGACGAACCTGTCGGACTTCTATTCGGCGGTGAAGTCGTGGATGGCCGGGGACGGGTTCAACTTCGAAGTGACAGGGCTTCTGGATGGATTCGAAGGGACCACGGAACTTCCGGAACTGACACAGCCGGTGACGATCGACACCACGAACCGTCTGGAACAGCTGTACGAAGACATCGGGCGGGATGAAATGAACCATCTGGCCGAACAGAAGAAACGTGACGAACAGCGGGCGGCTGATCAGGCAGCGGCGGCTGAGAAACAGAAGCAACAGGCCGAAGACACAGCCGAAGCCGTGGCGGCCGTGGAAACGAAGACCGGAAACGAAACCACGAAGACCGTTCAGAACAACGAACGGAAGAAGCGGAAGGCGGCGGAAGACACGAAGGCGGCCCAGATCGGCGGGGCCGAACAGGTATTCAGCCGGACGGCGACGGCCCTGGCGAAAGCGGCGGCGGCGAAACTGCCGACGAAGAAACCCCCGAAAGCGGCCCCGGATGTGGCGAGCCCAGCGGCGGCCAGCAAAGTCGCCCCAGCGGCGCGGGACTTCAAAGCGAAGGCGGGCCTTCCGGCCGGTATCGAAGTGAAAGGCACACAGAAGCTGGAAACGGAACTAAACCAGTCGGCCCGGGGAACGAACGAACTTCGGTCGTCGATTGATCAACTGAACCAGACTATGAAGTCGAAATCGACCACGGCGCGGCTGGCATGACCACGATAAGTATCCCTTTCGAAGAACACGAAGATTCGCCGATCGAATCGGGCGACACAGGTTCGGGCCTGTCGTTTTCGCGGATCTTTCTGTGTGAATACGAACAGCGGTTCGTTTTTCTCACTGAGTTTTTCACGGGCGGAATCGGTGGGCGTCCGAAGTCGTATCACAACCTGTTCCCGAATCTGGTGGCGTCGGCGTTCAGTACGGAACGAGTTGAGAACAAGCCATTCGGCCCAAACGAAATCACAGACCCGGAATCGCAGATCATTGGCCATGACACGCTGGCCAAAATCACGATCGACTTCACGCCGTTGGTGTTTAACGAAGACGCGCAGGTCCAGGACGGCACATTCGCGACGTACAACCAGGGCAGTAGCGTTGAATTTATCGATGTTCCCGGCCGGGGGATGAAGTGGGAACAGAGCGGCCAGAAACTACCGGGGGACGTTCGGCCGATTATCCCGATCAGTAACACACGCCACGAAGTGACGTGGTCCCAGGTATCAGCGAACGCGGTTCCATGGGATCTGATCGAAGCGGCCAAAGGGTGTAGCAATTCCGCGCCGTTTCCGATTCCGGGAGTCTATAGAACGGTCCCGGTGGGTTCGCTGTTGTTTCTGGAATCGTCATCAGAACAGACGATCAAGTATTCCGGGGAGATTGCCACGAATCTAACGCTGACATTCGCGGAGAAGAACCAGACGGCGCTGGGCGGTCAGTCGTTCGGCTGGAATTACAAGTTCAACCCCACAACGGGGATCTATGACAGGCCTGTCAATGACGCGGGCCAGCCGATGTTCCCGGAGATCGACTTGAGGGAAATTTTCTATTGACGATCGCGACACGCGCCAACATGAAACGATTCAAGCGGGGCGACGTCTTGACAGCGGCCAGTCTGGAATCGATGCGCACCGTGGCGGCCAGTCTGATGAACTCGGATGGCGATTATCGGGGACCGATCGCGAAACGGGCGGTGATTCTGGATGGGAGCCTATCGGCGGCGGAAAGTGCCCTTGAACCAGCGTGGGCGATGGCCACGGTTTGCGTGTGGGACGATTCCAGCAAGCAATACGAACAGACGGAAGAAGAAGCGAAAGTCTGGAACCATTCCGAATCGGCGGACTTCGAAGCCGACACATTCGGATTCGCGGAAACGATCGACGGACATGATGTGTTCTTCGGGGACTGCGAGCCCATGGAAGATCGCCCACCGAAGCCGGGGGCGGAAGAATGAAGATGCAACTGTCGTGTGGGTGTTGCGTCGGGCCAACATGTATCACGAAATGGCTTCCGAACGACGTGGGCCCGGATGTCACCTACCCCTATAGGATCCGGGGTGATCTGAGGTGGAATATATCCGGCCGGGAGTCAATCGATTATGAAGTGAATCCGAACCCGACATCCCCGGTGAATTTCGCTGACAGAACCCACAATTTCGGCGCGTACGGCGTTCGCCCGAATGATGGATTGCGAGCTAGTTGGGAAGTCACTCCAGAGACTCCCGTGGTCGTTCACCACATGGGGTTCCCGGGGCCGTATCGGTTCGTCGATGACGTGATCAGTAACCGAAACAACGGACAGTCCTATCGACTGAACGACCAGGAAGAACTGACAGGAAAATTCAACTACGAAGAACCGCACGAAATGACCCGGGCGGGAGAAGACGCGCCATGCCGTGTGTTATTTGAAGGGGAAGTCCAGGAGACAGCGTCGACTGGCTATGTGAGTATGTACCCGAATCAGCCTACGCTGGTGTCGATCAATTATGACAAAGTCCCGACGGCATTTTCTTTGAAGGAAGATCAGAGTTCCGTTCATTCAATCACACTGCCAGCGATTCCGGAGATTGACTACCCCGAAAAAACGGTCTACTTTCGGGCTGTGTTTCCGTCCACATGCGGGGCTGGCCCGCATGGGTTACAGGATGGAACCCTGGGCTGGCGGAACGACGGGGGCACGGGTTTTGGCCCTACCCGGCCACAGTGGACGGGAATCGAAGGCTTTCCGCCAGCGTGGGGGCGTTTCTATTACGCCTACACCGGAAGCGCCATCTGGAAATACAGCGACCTGAACCACACATGGCAGGACACGGAACAGGTGAGCGTGGGGTCCAGTTCGCAATTCGACTACACCTACGACTGGCAGGACGGGCGGGCCGAAATTACAGTCGATAAGCTCTATGAGCGCGTCAGCACTGTGAACCGGGCGTGGTATTGGCGGTTCCAGAGTGGCTTGTCGACGATCAACAGCGGTTCGAGCGGGCAATCGTCGGGATCTGATACAACGGCGATTCTTCAGACGACGCCAATCGGGATCGAACCGGACCAGAACTACATTCGATTATGGCAAATGAAAACGACGAATCAGGGAATTCGACGATGGGTGACGTTCCAGCAGATCTGCGATGCAATGGGGATAGATTGCGATTCGGGCAAGTTCTACCCAATGCGAATCATTCCGAATGACTACAATTCGGACGGCCCCCCGTCAGAGTTTTTCAGTAGTTCGAACTCGTGGGGTGTTCCGATCATCGCGAACGTCACAGCGGTGTTTGCGCATGGGTTCGTGGCCGGGTATCGTGGGAACGTCGGACAGTCACAGACGAACGAACTGGCGGGCAACCCCCCAGCCGGTGAACCGGAAGACGAACTGAAACCGCCAACATGGGCGGCGGAAATTGAAGGTGACGTGTACCGGGATTCCGAACCATTCCAGTTCGATCTGGAACAGGAATCGTCGTCATTCGACAGTGACGTCACGGGAAGTTTTTCGATCGAACGAACACGCGTTCCACCAGAAGAAGAATAGCATGGCATACGCTGAAAAGTACGTCACACCACAGGCCACAGGCGGCGGCGATGGTCTAACGGAAGGGACCGCGTGGACGTTCGCGGAAGCGGTCGCGAATGTGGCAACAGGGGACCGCGTGAACATTAAGGCGGGCGGCGCTTACACTGTGGAGTCACAGACACTGCCAGCGGTGGGGACGTCGACACAATACTCGGTCTGGCGTGGGTACAACGCAACAATTGGAGACCTGGACGATGGGACGCGTGTAGCGGCGACTGGGAAGCTACAAACGACGAATTTTCCTTCGTTCACGATGAACGGCCCGCTGATCCCGAACGGGTACACCATCTTGCAGAACCTGTCGATGATCGGAACGATTTCGACGCGTGTGGTCGGGCTGATTTCCGGAGACCGAACGATTTTCCGGAACGTCCGCATTGAAAACAGAAGCGATTCCACGGCCTGTTCGTGTGTGTACGCGGACAACTTCATCACAATGATGAACTGTGATCTGGTGAACACGGAAGCCACACACGGCCCACTAGCGCTGTTTGATGCGGACAACGATCTGATCGGATGCCGATTTGAAGGCGGGGCTTCCGATGCGGCGCTGGTAGAAGCCAACTATGTGAACGCGGAAGCGTGTGTGTTCTATGGTTCCACGGGTTGTGACGGCATCCACATCAATTCCAGCCTTTCGGCGAATCGAATGATGGTGATCAGTCATTGTACGTTCCACGGGCTACGTTCGGCGGTGAAGATCGACGCGTCTGTCACAGACGTGGATTCGCCCCTGAAGTTTTCACACAATCACGTCACGGACTGTGTGAACTGGATCAACAACGCCTACACGGGCGGGGATCTGGTCACGTTGGAAGAATTCAATCGGCTTCGGGATGTCACCACGCCCCGCGTGAATTGTGCCCCGGAAGTCAGTAGTGAAGTCACGACAGACGACGGTGGCCCGGAAACCGACTACGTAAACGCAGGATCCGGAGATTTTCGTTTAGTCGCGGCGGCGGCCGGTGCCACAGCTGGACGATACGGCGGGTCCGTGGGGGCGATGCCTGCGAATAACAGCGGCGGCGGTGTCTATGATCCATTTCAGCAAGGAAGAATACGATGAGCGAACGACCAACAATTCTGGTGGCAGGAAACAGTCTGAAGTGGCAGGCGCGCACAGTAAACAGCGCTGGCGTGTTGGAAGATTCGGAATCTACGGTCAGTTTGCGGATCTGGAAAAACGGAGTAGAACAGCCGAACGAATACTTCGACGATGAAGACTATAGCCGGGAAAAACTGGAAACCGGCGTCTATCAGTTCGAATACCCACCACCAGAGACACCGGAAGAAGGCGACATCTTCACGTTCGAAGAGAAGGCGCGATTCGGCGGCGTGGACTACAAGACCGCTTGGCATTGTGTCGCGGTGTTGCCGAACAAGACGGCTTCTTTCCTGGCGGCCATCAGTAGCGGCGGCGTCGTGGTCGAGAATGTTCTTCCGGGTGGTATCATCGCCATGGTGAAAGGCGATGCCCACACGAAGGCGGCCGGGAACGCGATCGAACTGGTCCAGGATGATCCTGACGAAGTTCTGTTCGATCAACTGAAGGACGGGAGTGTCACGGCGTTGGTGTGTGGCTTCCGGCACGTTTACGGGAACCCCGGGGAGATCACAGGCACGATCGACCCGGACGACATCACACACGACGCGGAAACCGGGAAGACTACAATCGTCATCGAAGTGGCGGCTGACGACACATCCACGGTGACGGTGGAAGAATGGCTATATGACGTCCGGATCTGGATCGGAGACGACACGCCCGTCACCGTGATTACCGGATCGGCCACGGTGAGAGAAGCGAACGCGAAGGACACTGCGTAGTCCACATGGACAGGTGTTCCGCCCAGGATGTTGTGGGCGGAAATAGGAAGAGCCGAACCACGAAAAACGCAAAAACAGTTCGTGAAACATCCCGGCCCTGTGTGCTATATTTCAGGGCTCAGCATCACTTCACTGAAGGTGGTTTTCGTGGACTGTCAACTCTCATTTCTACTCGGCACATCATCCCATCACGGGATGAGTGTAGGAATGTTCCGCGAACACTTTGGCCGGCACTGGGCCGGTGTTATCCCCGGCTAACCTCGGTCTGGTTTCTATGGTCAATCCCTGGTCCCCGGTGCGCGCTCAGTAATCCATCGGAACACCAGCAGCGCCACCACTATGGCCAGAACCAACTGGGCGGGCGTCGGTCGTCGCCCCCAGTATTCCCATCGAATTAACTTCAAGACGAAGGAAAACATAGATGAAGAACCTGAAGTGTTATGTTGTTACCACAGACCGTGCATCGGCCCGGCCATTATTTGTGTCGGTCGATCTTGACGTGAAGCGATCCCTGGCGAAAGCGAAGGCGTTTGTGATGGGGTACAACGCAATTAACGAAACCGGACGGACGGTCATTCGGCGGGGGAACGCTCGCCTGACATGGGATCGTCAGAAGTCGCTGGATCTTCCGTCAGTCGGTTGAAATCGACCAGGGCGGCGTTCACGGAATCCCTGACGGGATCAAGGCACAGTCGGGCGTAGATTTCGGTGGACTTCAGCGACTTGTGGCCCAGACTTTTCCCGATCACTGGCAGACTGGCGCCCTGGATGGCTTGCCAGCTGCCCAACGAACGGCGCAGGTCATGGATCCGGAGATCGTGAAGGCCGGATCGTTCACGAATCCGGTTCCACGCTGTCTTCGGGTCTTTCAACGGTCCCCCGGACGATTTCGGCCCCGGGCTGGGGAAGATCCAGCCACGGCGGGGCTTCGCGCGTAGTATCTCCACGGCCCGAAGTGGTAGATGGATGATCGTTTCTTCCCCGTTCTTCGGGTTCGGAATCGTCCACAGGTGATGATCCAGATTGACCTGTTCCCCCCGCATCTTCAGAACGTCCGTCTTCCGGGCCCCGGTGTAGAGGCACATCAGAAAGAAGTCACGAAACAGGGGTTTTTCCTTCCGTAGCGCATCGTAGAACCGGGGGATTTCGTCCAGTGTCAGGAACCGTGTTCGTGGCTTCTCAGGATAGCGGGCCACGCCAGTCGCGGGGTTTTCTCCGTGGAAGATTTCGGCGTCGTACGCGGCGAACCGGAAGACCTTAGACACCAGGGACAGCATTCGATTCGCGGCGAACGGTGTGGGCTTCATCTTCAGGTGGATCTGGCGGACAGTCTGGCGGGTGAACTGGTCCAGGGGGCGGTTCGCGTAGGGTTCCAGGTATCGCTGGAAGACGGCCTGGTCTTCGTCGGCGGACTTCTTCATCGGCCGGGCGTGTTCGTCCATGTACTGCGCGAACAGATCCCCCAGCGTAATCGTGGAGCGTGTGGGGCGTGTTCGGGGATCTTCTCCCCGGGCGATCTGGCCCAGCTTGTCCAGGCACATCTTCCGAGCGTCATCCGGGGACAGGTCCGGATATCTTCCCAGCGACAAACGAACCGGCGTTCCGTTCACGCGTCGGTAGAGTGTCCAGATTCGCCCACCAGCGGCCGTGGCACAGATTGTGAAGCCCCGAAGCTGATCGTCGTGGTGATAGACACGGCCTGTGTCGGGGGTGGGAATCTTCTGAATGTTCCGTTTGTTCAGGCGCATCTTCTGTGTCATTGCTACGCTTTCGCTACAGTGGGCCGAAATTCCGTGGGCCGGTTCGTCTTGTAAAAACCTTGTCAGAATGTTGTGACAACAAAACACAAACGAAACAAAAACCCCGCAAAACAGGCGGGGCGGTGTCAGTGGTTGGCGTTTTTATTATTGCTCCCAGAAGGAATCGAACCTTCAACCTACTGATTAAGAGTGCGCAGGAATCAGGCTGAAACGCTGGGCGGATTCGTGTTATGGGTGTGTGGGGCTTCATTCGCTACGTTTGTCAGCGGTTACGGCGTTCGGCGGCCAGTGAATCGCGCAGGCTTCGGTTCACGTTGTTGATGTACTGATTCAGCAGTTCGAACCCGCGTTCCCACTTCGTGGCCCCATCGATATCGAAGGTGGGGGACTTCAGTTTTTTCGCGGATGTCAGCGCCGCGCTGATGCCAGCGGCCAGGTCTTCCAGATCGTCACGGCATGTTTCAAGATCTTCACGCGTGACGCTTCCGCGCCGTTTCTCTGTCGGCGCGTGTTTCTTCGGGGGCTTCTTCTTTGGCATGGTTCACGGTGAATTCTAACGCCGCAATTGTGCGACCATCTGGTCCATTCGTTTTCCGTTGTTGTGTTCCATGACAACGAAGAACGCCCACAGCGTGGCGGGGATCCAGCCAATCAGTGTCAATTGAAGAACAGCACAGGCCACGCCGGACAGGACACGACCCGCCAGGATCATCGCCAGGCCGGGAATAAACAGGGCAACCAGATACAACATGGGGTTTCCTTTCGTGTTGGCTACTTCTTCACCATCTTGGCGACGGCCAGACGTTTCGTGATGTTGCCAAAGTAGTCGGCCAGCAATTCTACACCCCGATCCCACTTCGTGGCCCCGTCAATCCGGATCGTGTCCAGGCGTAGTTCTCTCATGCTGTTCGCATGGCCCCGGACATTCGCGGCCAGATCTTCCATTCGGGCGGCCAGCTGGTCCAGGTCATCGGCAGAGACGGACCCGTATCGCTTCTCAGAAGCTGTGGGCTGTTTGTTTGCCATGATGTTATCGCAACATTGCCAGAACCCTGTGGGAAGCAAAAACCGCCACAATCCTACAAAAAACCGAAACGAACACAAGCCACGACAGGGGCTGGGGTTACGTCACAAGAACGCGTTCATGGACGTTAAGATCACAGAATTGTGATCGTTATGGTCTTGTATTTATAGACGTAATGACGACACTGGCATCAGTGACACAAAACAACCCAAAGGGACGCGACAGTGATTTCATCACGAAAACGGAAGACATGCCTGGTCGGTGATTGTCTGGAAAAACCATTCACGCGGGGCCTGTGTCGGCGGTGCTACGACAGCGCCTATCGGATGCAAAAACGGGGCGAAACCACGTTCGAAATACTGGTCCGCCAGGGCCTGATGTTGCCACGCCGAACGACAGCGCTGGCGGAAGCATTGAAGAAATGACCGGGACGGTTCCCGGGCATCTACCACGAACACGAAAGGAATCGACGTGTTGATCTTATCACGGAAGGCAGAACAGCGGATCCAGATCGGGGAAGACATCGTGTTGACGGTGTGTGAGATACGGGGCGAAACGGTACGCCTGGGGATCGAAGCGCCCCGGGATGTCCGGATCGTTCGGGACGAACTGATCGGTGGAATTCCAGAAGACGTGTTGGAATCCAGTTGGCACAACGAAAACGCGGACGGTGCGGCGCCGAACCGGGTGCAATAACAAACGGGTTCGCCGTGGGCAGTTGGGCCAGGACTGGTTCCCCGCCAGTACACCAAACGGGCCGGTGAGAGACCGGCATTTTGAGACATCAGCAAGGCAAGGCCGATGACGACAGCGACAGTGACACAGACCACGCGGCCCATCGAATTCGACGTGGCAGGCATCCCGAAGCCTCAAGGGAGCAAACGGGCGTTCAATCGTCCCGGGGCGAAACAACCCACGATGGTCGAATCAGCCGGGGCGGCCCTGAAGGACTGGCGGGCGGCGGTGAAGTACGCGGCGGCGAAACAGTGTCGACAGATACGCGGGGCGGTGAAGGTGGAACTGGCGTTCCGATTTCCACGACCGAAAAGCCATTTCGGAACAGGCCGGAACGCGGACACGATGAAGGGTTCCGCCCCGGTTCATCACACGAAGAAGCCGGACCTGGACAAACTGGAACGGGCCGTCCTGGACGCCCTGACTCAAGTGGTGATTGAAGACGATTCGTGCGTCGTCGTTCTGTCGGCTTCGAAGTTGTATTCGTCGCGGGTGGAATTCCCGGGCTGTCATATACGGGTGGAAGCGGCGTGAACACCACAGACACCACACAGGAACAAGTGGACCGCCTGGTCCATGACACTGAAGGCATTGAATCCGGCTTCGTCCGTTCTCTGAAAGTCGCTCAGTTGGTGAAGCGGCGCGGACTCAGTCAGGCCGTCTACGAAGCGGCCATCGCGGAGATTGAAAGGCAAGCAAAATGAGCGCGACGATTGAAACGGCGGAAGTGACACGGACACACATCCCAACAGCGGGCCCGATGCCACACACGGATGAATGGTACGCGTTGAGATCACTGGACGTGTCACGGACGACGCGGCCAGTGGTGCTGGGGGCTTCAGACGCGGCGGCCGTGTGTGGGCTCAGTCCGTATTCGACGCCCCTTCATCTGTATCTGGAAAAACGCGGCGAACTGTCGAAAGAATTTTCCGACGAACAACAGGAACGAATGGCGTTCGGGCTGAAACTGGAACCTATCGTCCTGGACGCCTACGCCCTGCGAATGGGTGTGGCAGTGGAATCGGACGAACCAATGTTCTTCCATCCGGAACACGACTGGATGGCGTGTACTCCGGACGGCATCGCTCACGAACACGGAAGCGATGAAGAATGGGGCGTTGAATGTAAGTGTACGACGTGGCGGATGTACGACGCCCACGGGGACAGCGAAGACGCGTTTGGAGAAGACGGAACGGATCAGGTGCCAACGGTGTATTTGTTGCAAGGGCACTGGCAGATGGCGGTCATGGGATGGGACCGCGTGGACTTTCCGGTCTTGTTCGATGGTTCGAAGTTGCGTGTGTATTCAATACGCCGAAACGAAGACATCATCGAACAGCTGATCCAGTCGGGGAAGAATCTGATGGAACAGATTCTGGCAGGGACGCCCCCCGATCCGGAATGGTCCCACGATGGAACAGCCGGGGCGATTCGGGCGCTGTATGGATTCAACGCGGAAACGGACGCGGTGGAACTGGATGACAGCCACGAAGCCCTGTGGTGGCAGTACAAAGAACTCGGCGCCACGATCAAGGAAATAGAAGCGAAGAAGTCCGAAATTCACAATCGGCTTCTGGCCAGTTTTCGCGGGGCGGCCGTGGCGGAATTCCCGAACGGCCAGAAGTTGAAGCGTTCCGTGATCGCTGACAGTTACGTCACGGAAGAAGACGTCGTGAAGTTCGCGGAACGTGTCGGGGAAGTGAAACGCAAGGGCCACGAACGCCTGTCAGGTCCACGGAAGCGGAAGGATTGACCTTGCCCCCGGAGTGATCCCGTCCGGGCTCCCCAAACGGGATATCTGCCGTGATGTGTATGGGAACACGCCTGACAGGACGTCAGGAAAAGCCGGGTTCGAATCCCGGTCGCGGCTTTCAGATCACCACTTGAAATGGAAAGAAGAACAACATGGCAAACGCACTATCAACATGGCTTAGTCAGGGCGAAATTCGGGACCGCATCGGGAAGGCGCTGGGGAAGTCGTTCGATCCGGACTTCTACATCGAACAGATTCTGATTGCGTTGAACCATCCCACGCTGGCCCTGTGTTCCGACGAATCGAAGTTCAAGGCGGCCCACACTTGCGCGGCGTTGGGGATGTTGCCTTCCATGCAACACGTTGCCCTGATCCCCCGGAAGATGAAGGGGAGCGGGGAAGAAGTAACGGTCATGCCACAGTGGCAAGGGCTGGCGGCGTTGATGTTGCGTCACCCGAACGTCCAGCGTATCAGCCATTCGCTGGTTCATCCGACGGACGAATTCGAATTCGATGGGACCACACAGACGGTAACACATCACCAGTTCGACCCATTCGGGGACCGGGAATTCAAGACGCCAGCCGACATCCGTGGTGGTTATATCACTGTGTTCTTCAAGGATGGACAACCCCCCGTTTTTCACACGGTGAAGGCGTCCACGATTGCGAAGGCTCGCAAGTGTGCGCAGGCCGACAACATCTGGAAGAACTGGTTCGAAGAACAGTGTATCAAAACCCTGTATCGAAACGCGTTCGCCCGTCGTGTGGTGCCGATCGATCCGATGTTGAATCAGTTACAGATTCAGGCGGCGCTGGCTCAGGAAGATGAAGTTCTGGAAAACAACCCGGATCGCGTGGCGGAACCAGCCAGCAACGGGCGGGCCATCCCGGCCCCTGTCAGCCGAACGGCGGCCGTAGCGGGACGACTTCGAGCCCCGGCCACGACACCAGACCAGGCGGAACAGATCGACGCCACACCGGACGACGCCCCGGAAGTCGTGGTGTTGGAAGACGAAGCCACAGACGGGCTATTCGAAGAACTGAAGGCGGCGGTTCTGTCGGCGGCATCCGTGGAAGAACTAAACGCGGCCAGTCAGGCCATGGCGAAAGATGCGGGCAGTCTGACGAATTCGCAACTGGCGGAACTGACCGGCCTGATGGACACGGCGGCGGACGCCCTGAAGAAGTAACGCGACATCCATGGTGGGTGTTGGACCATTCGCGCCATCGTGGCGCTGTCTTATTGCTGAAGGACGGGAGAAATGGCAGGAACACGAAAACAACTAACGCGGGCCGAAGCCGTGAAAGTGGGGGCGGTTCTGATCGGGAAGGCCGACACGATCAACCAGTTGAACATTCGGGAGATCGGAACGATTGTGAAGCAATCAGACTGTGGCGTGAAAGTCAGTGAAGGCCAGTTGCGCCATCTACTGAAGGATTGCGGGCTAACCTACCTGTCGCGTCGGGGTGAACGGCGGGCGGGAAGTCAGACCATGGCCGACAAACTGGTTACGATCGCGAAGGCGATTCGAGAACTGGCACAGGCACAGGGCCACGAACTCAGCCAGATCGGCGAACTGAACGCGATCATCGGGCGAAAGGCGGTTCCGGGGGCCAGTGAAACCCCCACGGAACCCGAGGAAACGGAAGACACGAACGGAACGGATGTCCCATCACGGTTCCGATTGTCGGCCCACGGCTGATCGATCGGGAATTCTTTTCACACACACAGGACGGGAGAACGGCACAGTGGCAACAGCAACAGAAGAAACCACGGAGATCATCGAACAGCCAGTCCAGCCACTTAGCGTGGTGGATCAGTTGGAAGTGTTCGTGAAGGAAACGGACGAAGCCATCGCAACAATGGCGGACGACTTCGCGGGGCTGGAAGTGACGGACGTGGACGATACGGCCGTCGTGGCCAAAGTCACGGAAGCCCACAAGCGCGTGAAGGCGGTACGCGTGAAGGTGGAAAAGACACGCAAGGCATTAAAAGAAGACGCGTTGAAGTGGGGCCAGCTGGTCGACAAACAGGCGCGGCGGCTGAAGGAAGCCATAGCGCCGATCGAAGGCCGACTGAAGGCCGAACGGGATAAGGTGGACGCGGAGAAGGCCAGGCGGAAGGCCCAAAGGGACGCGGAACGGGCGGCCCGTCTACAGGATCGCGTGGACAAACTGACGGCCGTGGGCGGGGACACGACCGGGGACGGAACCAGCCTGGCGGTTCTGGGATCTATGGCAGACTCGGACTTCGAAGCGCTGTTGAAACACCAGACCGAAAGCTACGCGGAACAGCAACGCGTGGAGAAGATCCGAGCGGTGGCGGAAGAAGTGGCCGGGAAGCTGACGGAGTACGGCCGGAACGTCACGGCGGAAGAATTGCTGGATGTGCCCCACGATGACCAGTGGGAAATGGTGAAGGCGGCCCGCGAAGCCTTCGAAGAACGCCAGGCGGAAGAACAGAAGGCCCGCGAAGAACAGGAAGCCCGGGAACAGAAGGAACGGGAGAAACTGGAAGCGAAGCTGAAGGCACAACAGGACGAACTGGACCGGCTGAAAGCGCAGGAAGAAGCCCGGGAAGAAGAAGAACGGAAACGACTGGAAGCCGAAGAAGCCCAGCGGCGGGAAGAAGAAGAACGGAAACTGGAACAGGAACGCGAACGCCAGGCGGCGGAAGAAGAAGCGGCCCTGAAAGCTCAGGAAGAAGCCCTGAAGCCGATTCGGGAACAACTGGCAGCGTTCGCGGTCGTCGTCGAATCGATGGACATCCCCAACACGTTGATAGATGACGCGATCGACTACGCGGCCGACATCCAGCGAATCCTGAACGACGCGGCGGAACAGATCCGAACGCTGGTGTAGGAGACAGGTTAAGCGGGGAAGCCGGAATGCTATTCCATCAAAACAAAAGGCACAGGCTTGACGGCCCGGAGAGACGGGCATCTGACACACACGAAAGGAAACACCATGGGACGCGGCGAACCAAAAGACAGGACACACTGGAAGAACGAAGCGGACGCCCCTGTCCCGACAGTGACGGATCAGAAACCCGTGAAGCCACTACCTGGCCAGATGGGATTATTTGGAAACGATTCTCGGTCCACGGCCCCCGAAGACGAAACGGGGACGAAATGAAGTGGGATCTTCAGGAATCCGGGGCGATGTTTTCGTCCTGTCGCGTGTGGCGGTATTCGCTGTGGCGGCGATGGGGCGGGACGGTGAATCGTCCCCTCGTGGCGTTCGTGGGCCTGAACCCATCCACGGCGGACGAAACACAGGACGATCCCACCGTCCGGCGATGTATTCAGTTCGCGAAGGACTGGGGGTTCGCGGGAATGTTCATGTTGAACGCCTACGCCTTCCGAGCAACGGACCCGCGCGTGATGCAAGCGGCCCCGGACCCGGAAGGGCCAGCCAATAATTCAACACTGGCCTACTGGGGCGAACACGTTGACCTGATCGTAGCGGCCTGGGGGAACCATTGCACAGACGAACGGCAGGCCGAAATCTGCAAGGTGATCGGGCGGCCGATTCACTGTCTGGGAACCAACAAAACAGGGAAGCCGAAGCATCCCCTATATCTGTCATCCAACACCACAACGGAACTTTTCTGGGAACCACGGGCATGATGCCGGAACAGATCACACAACAGGCCGAAGAAACCGAAGAAGAACTGTTCGCCCGATGCCGGGCGGCCCTGTCGGACAGCGACTGGACGACGGGCGAATGTGCCAGCAAGTGGACGGAGAAGTTTTCGCGGGGCCGAACGGATGAAGACTTCGGCCGACGTGTTGGGCTGTCAGGGGAACAGGTCCGGCAACGGCGGACGGTCTGGGAACGGTTCGGAAGTTCCAATTCAAATTGGAAAGTGTCGTTCACACATCACTACACGGCCATGAACTGGCCGGACTGCGAAGACGCCCTGACATGGGCCGAAGACACCGGGGCCACAGTGGCCGAAATGAAGGCATGGCACAGGGCCAGAAACGGGGAAGATCTGACACAGCCGGAAGCGGACCCTGTCACCACGCCCACGATCACGGCCCCGGAACCCGACGAACCGATCTGGAAGCCAGCGGAGAATCCACAGGCCCCGAAGAAGACACAGCCAGCGGCCACATCGACGAAGGCCACGAAGACGGAGAAGGGGCCACGGAAGGCCCCGAAAAACAAGCCCGATCCACATGCTGTGATCCCCGTGGTTCCGATTGCGGACCAGATCACGCTGAAGGCCGGAATTGACATGGTCGCGAAGACGATTCGGAAACTGTCAGCGGTCACGGACATGAAACAGAGACGGCGGGGCGCTCAGAAGCTGAGAAAACTGGCGGACGAAATGGATCCCCCAGCCACAGACATTCCCCCTCGGATCGAAGACGTGGCGGCCTACTGTGCGGAGAACGCGCCGGACGTGTGCCCCCACAAGTTCTGGTTCTTCTATGACCAGAAGGGGTGGACTGTGGACCGGGAAGGTAAACAGATCATGCGGAAATGGACGTCGGCAGTGATGCGGGCACAACACGAAGGCTACTTCAAAGGAACAGCGAGCAATGGACAGCCAGGCGATAACAGTTACGGAAGTGTCCCGTTCTGAATCCGTCACCTGGGGCGATGTGCTGGACGATTGCAGCGCCCTGATGACGAAACAGGAATTCTGGGAACTGTTGTGTGGATTATTCGACGCGGCGGGATGGAAGCCCCCCACGCGGGAACGTGGGCGTGTGTGGTATCTGGCCCTGTCCGATGTGACGGCCCCGGAATTCGCCAGGGCCATCGGAGTCTATGCCAGACAGCATTCGAAAGAATTCCTTTCCATCCAGCTGATCCGGGAACTGGCCGGGGTTCAGACCACCACGGAAGACGCGGCGGTGTTGGCGTGGGACGCGGTCCTGAAGGCAATTCGACAGTACGGGGCCTACTACTCCGTCCAGTTCGAAGATCCAGCCATCAGCGCGGCGATCGACGCCATGGGGGGATGGGTGGTGTTATGCAACAAGACATCCGAAGAACTACTGAAGTGGACGCCCAAAGAATTTCAGAAGATCTATCGGGCGATGTCCAACACCAGCCGGGCGGCGGTCCCTTTGGTGGGCGTGATCGAACGGAACAATGGGTTTCTCGGACATCGTGGGGCGGCGGTCCCCGTGGCCCACATCGGGGAAGCCGTGAACAGTTACAAAACCATTGAAGCACAAGGGGTGAAGTAACGCCCATTTTTACCGGGTTGCCGCGTGTGGCTTCCCACTTCAGAAAGGTGTGCCGGCAACTCCGGTACAAAATATTGTTATGCCGCTGCTGTTGGATCTGTACTGCAAAGCTGGAGGTGCCGCGATGGGCTACCACCGTGCAGGATTCGATGTTGTTGGCGTGGATATTGAGCCGCAGAAGAATTACCCGTTTGAGTTTTTTCAGGCGGACGCGATTGAATACCTGAAAAAAAACGGCCGGCGGTTTGATGCGATACACGCAAGCCCACCGTGCCAAGCGTACAGCAACGCGGCGAAGATTATGAAACAGAAACACCCCGAATTAATCGAAGCGACACGGCAAGCAATGCCGGCCAAACCGTGGGTGATTGAGAACGTGGAAGGATCGCCATTGATTGATCCGATAGTGTTGTGCGGGTATTCGTTCGGGCTGGGAACGTATCGCCACAGACTGTTTGAATCGTCGATTAAGGTGACAGCACCGAAGCACCGAGACCACGACAAACGAACGACGAAAATGGGACGACCGCCACAACCGGGCGAGATGATGCACGTCGTCGGGAATTTCAGCGGCGTTGATCAGGCTCGCCGAGCGATGGGGATCGACTGGATGACACGAGACGAATTGCGGGAGGCCATACCACCCGCGTACACAGAGTATTTGGGCTGGCAACTTCGAGCCGCGTTGATGCTTCGATTGTCGGCATAACGCTTCGGATCAACTGAAAGGAGATAGCTATGGTTGGAACGTACTACTGTGAGCGGTGCCAATGCCCGCACCCGAAGATAATGCCATGCCCGTCAGTTGCATCCGATTGTTCCGGTGCGGATGACCGGCAATCGGATGTGGAGCGTAGCGGAAATCCGAAGCGTTCCGGCGACAGCCGTTTTGATTCTGCGATATCAGCAATGTTGCGGGCCGCGTCGGAAATGCTGCGTCTTAGTGGCCATGATGAGATGGACTGCGAACGCGATCTAGCAGTTGAGTTGATGAAAATGGGGAACCGTCTGAAGTGGTACACCATAGAACTACGCCGAGTCAAAGCGAATCAAAACCAACGGGCACAGGTCACTGACGGACAGTGACACCCCGTCGCCGGAACGCTATGCGTAACGGGACGGCACCCGTTGACGATCTATTTCATGTCGGCGGGATGTGCCGTTCCCGTTGACGCAATTGTTCATTTGCTTGGATGTGTAGAGGGATCACTTAGGTCATGGAACGTATGCCATTGACGATCTTAGAGGTTGCCCGCGAGCGGGGTCGAAACTCGCGTAGACTTTCGGAAGTAGGGGCATCACGTTGTCGGGTTCGACTCCCGGCCCAAGCTATTGAGTGACAGCCGGGAGAGACTGGCAAGTGACCGGGCCACCACGGGGGCATCTGGGTAAAGGGTAGGCATAGCTAAGCCGTGGCATTTTGGCCTACCCACAGCGGGTTCGAGTCCCGATCCGGTCAATCAAATGAACGCTTAAATCACCGGGTTGCCGCCGGTGACGTTGAGTTCATTTTCCGCGTGGTCGGCAACTCCGCGTGTATTTTTTTGTTATCGGGTATTGCGATGGATTACACGGACAGCGAACAAGGTCAGCATGAGTTGATGCAGGCCGAAAACGATGAACACTACAGCGTGCCGGAAGGCTACGCGGAAATGATGGATCGACTGGGAAACCCCGATTGCTGGGATGTACCGGGATTGATTAGCGACACAGCGGAACGCCTGCGGCGGGAGTCGATTGACGGTGAGATGCTTGCAGTGATTGACACGTTGACGTTTCGGATGGCGGACATTTGCAAGATGATCGACGCGGAAGAAAAACCGAATTACGAGATCATCAGCAAGGTCTACGAAGTGGCAGCACGGCTGACCATATCCCGATAACTTGTTATTTAACTGCGCGCTCGTTTAACACGGTCGCGATGAACAGAGATTCCAATTCAAATTGGAAACCGACATAGGCCCACCAGACGGGCAACACACGTTTGCGAGCGTGGAAGGCACGGACGGCCCTGAATAGTCCAGAATATCGATCGCCGTGGAACCTTCACGATTCCCGCCACGGGCCAACGATCGACGCGGCAGGAATAGCCAACAGCCACTACCGCGTTTTGAATGTGCTGTGAGCAGGTCAAGCGGTCATCACTCGGATGCCTTGCGGCTTGCCGGTTCCCCTTTCACTGGGGAATCGGTGCGCGCAGCCAGCCTGGATGTTTGCGGAACAGGCGGTCAACCCCAGTGAAGACATGCTGAAGGCCGTAAACCGGAGCGAAACCGGAAGTTCCAATTCAAATTGGAAAGTCGACAGGCGAAACGGATTCGCCAGTGTTTTCGCTGATGATCGACGGGGGAGGGGGTGAAACCCTACAGGATCGACGGGGACGGAATTCGACGTTTGTTCGACAGTTCGCGGGCCTTCATCTTGACAATTGACCAGCCGGGGCCACACTCCACGCGACAACTATTGTGACAACATTGTGACAAGATCGCCACAAACGGAGTGCCTGACGATGACGAAGGAAGAACTGGTTCGGCGTATTGTCCCCATTCTGAACAACCGAATCGACATCCTGGGCGACTGGGTATCTGAAGAAACCGAAGCGGAGATCCTGACTTCGGCGGTGATGGCGGTCGCTGGCCAGATCCCAATGGAAGCCCGGCCGTTTCTGGTCGACGCGGCGGATGGCCTGACGGACGAAGAACGGGACCGATACGCGGCTGTGACGCTGGACATGGCGGTCGCTTCGACGCTGGCAGCGGTTCCGGCGTGGGTTCGTGGCTTCGTGGAAGGCCCGGCCCGGGATGCCCTGAAACCTGTGATCGACGAAGTGTTTCGATTCGCCCAGAAAGGGCTGGCTATCGCATGATCGACTTAGACACCACGACAATCGTTCAGGGAATCGCGTTGGTGGTGGGCCTGTTGACGGCCTACGGAGCGAAGGCGGACGGGTTCAGGCGTTTCATCAGCCGATTCACCACGAAGGCCACACAGGAACGCATGGCGGAAGCCAACAAGGATGCCGCCTGGCGTGAACTGATCGACGACAGCCGAGCCCGGAAGTGTGCGCGGTCGGTCGAATTGCTGAACCAGTGGATACAATTACGGACATCAGACGGGCTGGATGGCCTGGAGGAATAGCGGCCATGCGAACAACGATTCTGATAGTGTGCGCCCTGGTCGTGTTGGTTCCGTTGACGTTTCAGAAGCAACAACCCACGCCAGACCCATCGCCCGCCCCAGATGAACTGTCCGAACTGGCTGTGGAGATTCAGACCGCCCTGGAAGGCCAGCCGGACGACATGGCGGCCCGATATGCGGGATGGTTCCGAGCGATCGCGGACACACTGGCGAACGGGGATGAATCCATCCCACAGCTACGGAAGGCATGGGTGAAGGCGGACCAGATTATCGACCTTCCGGGCGTGTTGGGTGACATCGTCAAACGGGAAACAGCGGACTACGAAACAACGGGCGTGGATCGGGATGACTACGCGGCCGTGTGGGTGAAGCTGGCGGACGCCTGTGAAGAACTGACGACTGGGGGCGACTGAAGCCCATGGCCAAGATCTGGATTCCACGTCAGAAGTTCGACGTTCCGGAACCACGGAACGCGGCGGATCGCGCGCAGCTATGCGGGTTCAACCTGGAAGAAGCCATTCGGTACTGGGATTCCAGCCAGGCGGCGGATGATCACGAACGGTTCTTCATCGCGGGGGCCACGACGGCCCGGCCAGACACGGTTCGTCTGTGGGAACTGTGGCGGGAGATCACGGGCATGGACCCGGATTGCACGCCCCAGCCTACGGGAAACTGTGTGGCGGCGGCATCCGATGACGTGGTCCAGGGCACGATGTGTGCTGACATCAAAGCGGGCGACCGCGAAGAATGGCGGGACATCCACAGCGCGTTCCACTATGCCACAGGCCGTGTGTTGATCGGAAAGAACAGACTTCGCGGCGGTCCCGGATCCATCGGGGGCTGGCAGGCGAAAGCACACAAGGAATATGGCGTTCTGGCGATATCGGACGGGCTCCCGAACTACACGAAGAAGAACGTGGACGCGTGGGGCGATGACAAGCCAGCACAGGGCCAGACGTTCCGCGAACACATGCCAGCGGCGGCGGACTTCCTGATCAAGTCAACGGCCCAGGTGACGACGATGTCCGAAGTCATGGACAGCCTGGCAAACAATCACTTCCTGACGATCGCTTCGAACTGTGGCTACACGATGAAGGCGAAAGGCGGGGAACGTGGCTTCCATCGGCCATCGGGGAACTGGTCCCATCAGATGTCGATCTGGGGCTACTCTGAGAAGTACGATTGGATTGCCATCAAGAACCAGTGGGGGCGCTCAGCACACGGGCATTTAGTAGACCTGGAAACAGGCGACCCGTGGCCCCCCGGATTCCTGCGTGTGCGGCTGGAAGACTTTGAACGGCATCATCTGCGGGGTTCGGAGTGTATCGCCTACAGTCGCTTCAAAGGGTTCCCGGAACAGCGGTTCGATCATTCGGTGCTGGGATGAACGACGAAACGAACGGCTGTGGACAGCCATCCGGTGATGGTATGCGAAGCCCGGATCATCCCATCTGGCGGCTACTTCAGACGATCGTGTATCTGATCGCGGCCGGTGTGTTCCTGAAGATGAACGCCACGTCGTTCGACTGGGACGGGGAAGGCGTCGTGTTGCTGGAACTGGCGGTCCTGTTCTTTGGCACAGAAGGCGTCAAGCAACAACTGAAAGCAAGGCGGAACGGATGACCAGAAACAACAAACAGAAGCCCAGCCGGATCAGTTGGGGGGATCTGTTGATCGTGGTGGCGATTATCGTGGTTTTCGCGTGGGTTCTGTCGACGGCCAGCGGTGGGGACGATGTCAGTTATCACCACGCGCGTTCGGCCATTGCTATCGCCCACGGACTGACGGAGAACGCGCCGGACTCGGACACATGCCCCGCCTGTGATGGTCGGGGGGAAGTCGGCGACGGTCGAACGGTCATCAGATGCGAAGAATGTGACGGGACAGGAAAGAAACAGACCGGGGATTTCATCGAAATCGAATTCCAGCCGGTGATCGAAGCGGAAACTGTCGAACCCCCTGGCGAACCAGAACCCCTGATCGAACTACCCCCATCGCCCCCTGTCGTGGTGGAATGGTCCACGGAAGAAGCCCCCACAGCTGGGCCACGTCTTCCGCGTGTGCTGATGTTGACGTCTGACGCGTGTTCGCCCTGCCGGCGTGTGAAGGCGGAATCCGGGGATCTGATCGGGGACGCGTCGGCGGCCATAGAAGCCGTGGATGTTCTCGAGAACTCGAGCTATCCCAGCGGATACGGCATCCGGGCGGCCCCATCTATTCCCACGTTTGTTGTGTTGAATGAAGACGGGGGGGAAGTCTCGAGGCTAACGGGGTATCAATCCCGGGGAACTCTCGAGTGGCTTCTGCAACGCCACCAGGTCAATCAGGCGATCACGACATCCGAACCGGGCGTGACGGCCACGATTCACGCGGAACCCACCGTAGCGGCCGGGCTGGAAGCGCTGGCGTTGCATCTGGGACGACAGGAAGACGCGGCGGCCGTCCCTGTGGGCGGTCTATTCGATCGTGACGTGAAGACGCCCGTGATCGTCCCGGAACTACTACGGCAATTGATGGCCGGGGACGTGGTGAACATCGAAGACGCGGGGATCCAGATATCGTGGATCGGGGATCGGCGATCGATCGTCCTGGAAGACACAGAACACGTCGTTTTCAAGCCCCCCGCTACTGTCAAACTGACGAAGTGGGGCCTGACAGTCGGAACCGCCCTGAATGGTGTGGGAGTAACGGACAACGGACGAACGGTTCGGTTCAATCTGACCGGCCCCGACTTCACTGTGAGATTCGTACCATGAAACACGCGATCACATCCCGCGAAGCTGAGGACGTCATCTGTTCGGACCCGGTTTTGATGCGCCGAGTCAGTGACGCGATCCGATCAACGGACACGCCAGCGATTCACCGGGACACGGCGCGGCGGTGTGTGGCCCATCTGACAGCGTCGGGCTGGCTTCCAACACTCCGTCCGTTCGGCGGTGACGAAGCGGGGTGGGTGTCCCTGGACGAACTGGTCGAACTGGAAGCGCGTTCAGCGTTTCGGAATTGCGAGAAGGAAGGCCTGATCCCCAGCGGGTTTCTGGCCCCGCTGTTGTACTGGGGGTTACGCCAGGCAGTGTGGGCGGTGCTGGTGTGGGTGATTCGGTCACAACTCACGGAAGAACAGAAACCATGAATCAGAGTTCAGGGATGAATCCCATTATTCAATTCGGCGATCGGTACGGGCCCTACGCGTTCGGCGTGATGGCGTTGTTGCTGATCTGGTTCGTGATCGTCAGGCCGGAACTGGCCAGATCGAAAACGGACTACGAAGAATTCAACCGTGGCGCTCAGGTGTTGCGTGACACATCGCAGACGATGCGAATCACGGCCGACGTGATGGAACGAACATCGATTCGGCTGGAACGCATGGCCGAACAGGAACGGCGGGTGGCGTCAGGGGTTGGGGATTGATGAAGAACACGCTTCACACTTTAGTAGCCGGAACCGGCCTGGTCGTATGTATCGGGTGGTTGGCAGGAGTGGATTCGCTGACGCGCGTGATCCCCGGGGCCGTCACGATGAAGTTCGTAACGGCTATGTCATTCATTCTGGCGGGGATCGGTGGGCTCGGACATCGACAGGAAACAACGGGCCAGATGATCTATCGCCACGGAATGGCCATGGTTCTGTTCTGTCTACAGGTGGCAATTCTGTTGATAGGCCCGCCTGTGTTATTCGAAAACGAACAAGCGATCCATTCAGCGAAGCCGGGGGAACCGTCCATGATGACCGTGGTAGGTTTCATGTTGTGTTCGTTCGTGATGTGGGCGATGCCAAACGCCAGCGTCTCGCGAATCGGTCTAGGCCTGATCTTCATCGGGGCGGTCGCCGTGGTGGGCCACGTCACTTCCTGGCATTCATTGCAGTGGTACATCCCGGGGGAGTCGTCGGCGATGGCAATACACACGGCCATCGGGTTCGTGTGTCTGGGGGTCAGTTATCGGCGAGCGGCCAGACAATACATCAGTTGTGAGAGGATCAACCCGCAATGGGATTCATAGCGACACACATGGTGGACATTTCAGATGGAAGTCTGAAGACAGCGGCCCAGCTGCAAACAGGGGCCGATGGCGATTCAGCCTACGATATCGCAGTGGCGGAAGGGTTCGTGGGTGACGAAGCGGCGTGGCTGGCTTCGTTGGTCGGTGCCGACGGTGCCGACGGAAGTGATGGGGCCGATGGCGCGGATGGGCTGGACGGGGCGGCCACATGGACGATCAGTAGCGTCACCACAGGTGCGGCGGGAAGTTCCGTGATCATCACGAACGTCGGAACGTCATCGAACGTCGATCTGGAAATCACGATCCCGCGTGGATCGGACGGAAATTCGGCCTATGAACTGGCGGTCGCGGCGGGATTCTCCGGGACGGAAGAAGAATGGCTGGACAGCCTGGCGGGCGTTGATGGCACGAACGGAACGAATGGGGATTCCGCCTATGAAATTGCTGTCGATCAGGGCTTCGTGGGGACCGTCACGGACTGGCTGGATTCGCTGGAAGGGGCGGACGGCGCTGATGGTGCCGACGGCGCTGATGGCAATACTGTACTGAGCGGGATCGTGGCCCCAGACAATGGGGACGGTGTGGATGGGGACTTCTACATCGACGCCGTGGCGAACAACGTCTACGGACCAAAAGCCACGGGAGCATGGCCAGCGGCCACATCGATGATCGGGCCGACTGGCCCAACAGGTGCGGATGGTGCCGACGGTGCTGACGGTGCCACAGTGTTGAGCGGTTCTGGTGCCCCGAGCGGCGGAACAGGTGCGGATGGGGACTTCTACATCGACACGGCGGCCAGCGACATCTACGGCCCGAAGACAGGCGGCGCGTGGGGCTCGGCGACGTCACTGGTGGGCGCGGCTGGTGTCTCCAATCTGATGTATACGGCCACGGATGGGGCCACGGTCACGTTCGATCTTAGCAATTCGAACTTCCAGACGGTCACAATGGGCGGGAACAGAACACTGGCCCTGTCGAACGTGACGGTAGGACAGCGGTTCGTTCTTCGTTTGGTTCAGGATGGGACAGGATCCCGGGTTCCGACATGGTTCAGCGGAATCAGTTGGAGCGGCGGCGGAACTGTTCCCACGCTGACGACAGACGCGGGGGCGGTGGACGTGTTCGGCTTCATCTGTACTTCTTCAGGCGTGTACGAAGGATTCATCATCGGGCAGGACGGATAGGATGTGGCACAACGCGAAAACAGGACAGGCGAACGCGGACTTCCAGCAGTTGCTGACAGAATGCGAAGATTACGCGCCCCATGTCTCCCGTGTGATGGTGAATCTACAGCGGGACGATGTGGCAATGTGGTACTGGTCCGGGCGTGGGTTCCGTCTGGCGTTGGCCTACAGGATCACTCCAGGGGATTGTCTGATTCTGGTCGGTGTCCCGTCCCCGGAAGGAACGCCCCGTCAGTGGTGTTCCACGATGATCAGGAAACTACGGAAGGAACTGGACGCGCTGGGAATCACAGACTGGCGAGCGTATCAACAGGACAGTTACGAATCGGAACACATGGCCGAGTTCGCGGATGGAATAGACCGTTTCTGTCACGAAGTGGAAGGGGATCAGACACGCCACAATCGGCGCGAACTGAACTTCAAACGACGCGCGGAAAAGATGGGGCTGGATGAACTCTACGAAGGGCCGGGGAAAAACCGCCCACCACGAAAGAAGAAGCCGAAGAAGGGGGGTAGGTGATGCCGACGACAGCCTATCTGTACCCGGACGCAAACGGGGCCACGAACGACTGGAGCTATGGATCCTATACGAACGTCGATGGCCAGGTGCTTCAACCGTCCACGCCCACAACCACGCCCACGAACAGCGAAAGAATCTACGCTGGCGCGGGCGGTTCCCTGGTCAACACGATCGAATTCGATTCGATTCCGGGGGGCACAGACGAACGAATCACGAACCTGAAGTTGTGGTACTACGTGGCGGCTGAAGGGAATCAGACGACGACACTGGAACTGTCGACGAACAGCGGCCAGGTGATGACGCCCAACAGTGTCACTGGAAGCGGTATCGGGTGGTATTCGCAGGAATTCGACGATGTGGGCATCCCGAAAGACGGCGGCAACTTTAGTGACTACCTGCTGACGCTGACGGGACCGGCTACGATCGGCAAGGCGGACAGTGAAGACGAGTATGCCGAAATCTACATCGAATACACCTATGACGATGTGTCAGCTGAGGATGAATGTTACACGGCGGCCGGAACAGACCTGGCACGGGAAACAGACGGGGGGACCGTCACGCGCGATCCGGGCGGAACTTCGAACATCGACGACGAAGACGAATGGATCGCGGCATGGTTCCAGGTGGTCTATTTGGAGCAGGGCGAAACCGTCACATCGGCCAGGCTGATGTTCACGCCTGGAAGTGACGCAGTGGGGGACTGTTTGATCAAGTGTGACGACGCCGACGCACCAGCGGCACTGGTGGAAACCACAAACAATGTGAGCGGCCGAACCCTGACGACAGCCAGCGTGACGATAGGCGATCGGGCCGGGGGCGTTCCGACACTTGTGGACGTGACGTCACTGGTTCAGGAAGTCGTGAACCGCGCAGGATGGACGACAGGGAATTCACTGGTGTTCGTTCTGGAAGGCCAGGAACACAATTCAGAAGACTTCCAGGTGAACATGGACGAAGACTTCACGCTGTGCCTGGACCATCCCCTGTCGATCCCGGATGGCGGCGGGAATCCAAACGATGGGACCGATCAAAACACAGCGTTCCTGTTCTTCTTAGAATAAAGGCGACAACAATGGCCGACACAGAAATCAGATTCCCGGGGATGCCTACGGGACTCACAGCCACGGTTCGTGTGCGAAACGCGGACACGCTGGCGATACTGGAAACCGTTACACTGTCAGAATCCGGGAACTATTACACCGGGGACGTGACAGGCGCCCACGCGGGCCAGTTCGTGTTCGAGACGCTGATCAGTGGAACCGTGGTCGGGGCATCAATCCGGACGATCGCCGACGACGCTGGCCCGTACATCATTCACGACGCGATGGAAATGGAAGACAGCCACGCGGCCATTAAGGACCGAACAGACCGGATCGGATCTGTCACGTTCCTTCTGTCGGGCGGTGCTGTGGCGTCGGATGGTTCCATGGTGATCAAAGCGGGGGACCGCCACGTCTTCACGATCACTTCGGACACGGAAGATGTCGTCCCGGATCTGACGGGGAACACCATCCGGTTCGGGATCAAAGGAAACAGCGGGGACCAGTTACTGTCGAAGACCACAGATATCAGTATCGAAGAAGCGACGGGGTTCCAGTCGGTGGAAGTCACTATCCTTCCGGCCGAATCGATTCTTCTTCCACAGGGTGCCTGGCATTTCGACGTTCAGGCGGAATACAGCGCGACGGACGTTAGAACCTTCGTCACGGGATCAGTGACAGTCAAATCGGACTATTCAGGGACGGCGGCATAATGAGCAACGGAACGAACGAAAACGAGAAGGCCGGGCGGCTGTCAGCGAAAGCGCGGCCATTCCTGAAGGCCTACACGCAGTGTCTAAACAAGACCGTGGCGGCCGAAGTGACAGGGATTTCGCGAACACTCCACTACACCTGGCTGAAAAACCCGGCTTATGTGGAACTGTTCGAACAGGCCCACGCGGAAGGCGTCGAACTGATCGAAGCCGAAGTTCGGAAACGCGCGGTGATCGGCGAACCGAAAAAACGATTCACGTCCACGGGGGAACCATTGCTGGACCCGGAAACCGGGGAACAGGTGGTCGAATACATCAAGTCCGATCGTCTTCTGGAACGCTATCTGGAACGGCATTCGCCTGAATGGTGTGGCGCGACACACGTTCAGAATACAGTGGTCACACAGAACGGATCGACAACGGCGGAAGTGCTGCAATCGATGCAACAGGATCCCGACTATCTGGAATTTCTGCGCCAGAAGGCCATGAAAACGATCGAAGGCCCAGCAGTGGAGACACCAGCGGAATGATGGTGGCGGACCTAACACGAATCGCAACGCCCGCGCTGATGGCCATGGCTATCAGTGACGGACAGTGGATTCCTGCGCCCCACCTGATGGCGATAGACCGCGAAGTGACACGCGCCCTGGCGGGGTTCGGCCCGCGAATTATTGTGATCGAAGCGCCCCCACGACACGGGAAGTCGGAATACATATCGAAATACCTTCCGGCGTGGCAGGCGGCCACGCGTCCGAATCACAGAACGATACTGACGAGTTACGAAACGAAGTTCGCCAGATCGTGGGGACAGAAGGCCCGGAATCTGGTTCAGGAACACAGTGACATTTTGGGCGTTCAGGTGGACAAGTGGCGGAAGGCGGCGGCGGACTGGGGCATAGCGGGGCACGACGGCGGCATGATCACAGCTGGTGCGGGCGGGGCCTTGACGGGCTACGGGGCGAACCTGTTGATTCTGGACGACACGATCAAGAACGCCGAACAGGCGCTATCGCCCACGATCCGGGAAGGGCTGTGGGACTGGATGCAAACAACGGCCCTGACGCGTGTGGAACCGGGCGGCCTGACGATCCTGATGCAAACGCGCTGGCATAATGACGACCTAAGCGGAAAGACGCTGGCGGCGGCGGCTTCCGGAGAAGGCCCCCCAGTGAATCGAATACGCCTTCCGGCGATCGCCGAAGCCGATGATTGGCTCGGACGCGCGGAAGGGGAAGCGCTGTGGCCCGCGCGGTTCCCGCTGGATGTTCTGGAACAGAAGCGGCGGGCGATGGACGCCTATTGGTGGGAAGCCCTGTATCAACAGGCCCCCGGGCGGCATGGATCGACGGAATGGCCCGATGACTACTGGGGCGAACACTTGTGGGCGGATGACTTCCCCACGGAATTCGATTTCGGCGCGATCGGCGTGGACCCATCGAAGGGGAAAGACGGACGGCGGGGGGATTATTCGGCCATTGTGTTCGTCGGGGTGAAAGATGGGAAGTTGTGGGTGGATTCGTCTATCGATCGACGCCCCACGGAACGGATCGTGGAAGACGGCATCGATCACGCGTTGAAGTATCGCCATCATCTCCACGCGTTCGGCATCGAAACGAATCAGTTTCAGGAATTGCTGGTCGGGGAATACGAACGACAGATCGAAGAACGTGACCTGATGCCGTTGCCGATTCACACGATCGACAATCGGATCAATAAGAAACTGAGAATCGGGCGGCTGGGCCCATACTTCGCGCGGCGAAAAGTCCGACTTCGGGACACACACCACAATCGGCTTCTGATCGATCAGTGTCGGTCATTTTCGATGAAAGAAATCAGCGGAGTACATGACGACGGGCCGGACGCGATGGAAATGGCGATCCGGATTCTGATCGAACTACAGGGCGGCGAAATTCGAGACGATGGAATGGGTTCTTCTTTGGTGGAAATGGCATGATGCAAGCAACGAACGAAATCGAACAACTGGTAGCGGCGACACATGCCGTGGCGAATCAACTCGGTTCCTTTCTGGAAGGCGTAACCACAGCCGATCCGATGGAGCCCTTCCTGGGCCCTGACGGCCAGATCTGGGAACCCGTGGGATCCGGTGACGGCGGCGGTTCGCTGAATCTACTGGAAAGTTCCACGCCCTACATCGACGAAACCGGACTCACACAGATTCGGCGGGTGTGTCGGCATTTCGCGAAAGAAAACCCGTTCGCGATCAACGGACACGAAAACCGAATCAGTTACATCATCGGAACCGGCCACACCTACACGGTGGTTGATCGCGAAGAAGGCAGCGCGTCGAAAGAACAGCGCCAGAAAGTCCAGTCCGTTCTGGATGACTTCAAGGAAGCCAATAAGTGGCCCAGCCGACAACAGGAAACCGTCCTGCGCGAAGATCGCGACGGGGAAGCCTTTCTTCGATTCTTCGAAGGGGAAGAAGGTGTCCTGTTGGTGCGGTACGTGGAACCGAGCGCGATCGCCACGCCGAAGAAGTATCAGCGGGCGAATCTGGGCCACTATTCGTTCGGCATCGAAACCGACCCGGGCGATCACGAGACAATTCTGGCCTACTTCGTGAACGGGGAATCGATCGACGCGGGGGAAATTCAACACAGGAAGCGGGGGACGTCTGAAGCGAAACGCGGAACCCCGATCTTCTGGGCGGTGCGCCACAATCTCAGTCGAGCCCTGAAGATTCTACGGAACGGTTCCACGGTGACGGAGATTCAGACGGCGATCGGGATGGTTCGGAAGTTCCTGAAGACGTCCGGGGCCACGGTTCAGGCATGGCAGGCCAAACAGTCGAAAGACGCCACCACGAAACCAGACGACGGCGACAAGACGCCCCTATATCAGCAGTTCGTCCCCGGGGCGATTGTGAACGCGTCCGGAAATATCGACTACGAATTCCCTGCCATGGGGATTGATCCAGCGAAGTATGTGGCATCCCTTCAGGCGGAACTTCGGACCATCGCGGCGCGTCTGGTGATGTCTGAATCGATGTTCAGCGCGAAGACGGACGACACCAGCCGAGCGGCGGCGGAAGTGGCGGAAGGCCCGGTGTGTCGGAACTTCGAACGATTGCAGGCCCACGAAGTCGACCATGACCGTGAAGTCATCGATCGGGTTCTGGACTATGCGAAGGAATCCGGGCGGATTACAGAAGAAGACATCGCGGCCACGCGTGTTGACATTCAGGGGCCGGACCTGAAATCGAAAGACGGAAAACAGTTGGCAGAGCAACACGCGATCGATATTCAATCCGGAAAACTGTCGATACAGACGGCATCAGCCGAAAGCGGGTACGACTACGAACGCGAACAAAGCAACATCGACGCCCACGATGATCGTGGCGGCGTGGTTCCGGGCGTGTTGCCTACAGACTTCCTGTCAGATGATGGGCAGGACGGGGACGACGAAGAGACCGATGATAGCGAAGCCGAAGAATGATCAATCGACGACTGGCCACGCGGTTCACTCACCTACAGATCGAACGCGTTCTTCGTGTGGAAACGATCGCGGAACTGATGTCCGCCCAGGTGGGACGCACGATTCGACAGGTGATGGGGAAACGAAATCCCCAGGGCATCTCGGACGAACTGGCTCAACTGCCGAACCGGCTGTCCCGGATCGCGGACACGGCCTTCGTGCGGTTGGCCCGTTGGTCCCATCGTGCAACCGTGTCTGTGCTGGTGGGGACACTTCCGCGCAAGTGGTTCCGAGCGGTGAACCCGGCCACGGTACTTGTCGGGGAAGACGTGGGCGATGGGGACAATACATTCCTGATCGGTGACGGAACCGGACCGATCGTGGGGAAACGCCTGGACGATGAAGAATGGGAAGCGTGGGTTCAGGAACACGTCTGGCCCCCGCCATCCGAAGAACGCGTCAGGGAGATCGTCCGACGTCCTACCATGGGCCAGACATGGGAACAACGCATCGAAAAACTGTCTCGGCTGATCGAACCGGAAATCACGGCCATGAAACTGACCGACGCCTTCAGCGAAGGCCAGAACGTCGACCAGATCGCGCGGGAGATCCTGCCACACATCGACGGGAACATCCGCGCATCGGCCAAACGGATCGCGCGAACAGAAGGGCTCAGGATCGCCAACACGATGCAACGGGAAATGTACGAAGACCTGGGGGATTTGATGGTCGGAACACAGATTCTGGCCACGCTGGACGAACACACGCGGCCCCATCATGCGATTCGGAATGGGCGGATTCACTACAACGATCGAAGACGACAGCCGAACGTGGATACGCTCCCCGTGTTGCCAGATGAACCCAATTGCAGGTGCTTTGATGTCCCCGTAATGAAGATGCCGGACGAAGTGAAAAACGATCCGAAACTGGCGGCGGAATTCCAGAACGCGGACGGGGACGCCATCCCGGATCCTACCGTCTACAATGAATGGTTTTCGAAGGCGGACGAATCGCGGCGAATGCTGGCCGTGGGGAAACGCCGGTACAACGAAGTGAAGAAGAAACTGGGAAGGGAACCGGACTGGCTGGACTTCGTGGATCCGGAAGGACGGCTGGTTCCTACGGAACGACTAAAGAACGAAACAGCGGAAAAACGGAACGCCCGACGTCAGGAAGTCCAGTTCGTGATCGACGAACGGCGCCAGATGATCGCCGATATTCGGGCCAGCGGGTTCGAGCTACCACGGCCGAAGCGGAAGCGACGGAAGAAGAAGCCCCCGGAGATTGTCCAACCTGTCCAGCCGGTGAAGCCGAAGAAAAACACGCCAGACGCGAATGGCGGCCCGGATTCTGTCCAGCCGAAAGAAGACCGAAAGGCCATTCTTCAGCGCATCGCGGCCCGTCCCCTGAAGGACCGACTGAAGAAACGGCGTACCGTGAAGAAGCCACAGGACGAACTGGCGATATCGAAGGACCGGGTGGATCTGGTCCAGAAGAAGATGAAGGAACAGGCCGGACGGGCGGAACAGATCCGGAAGGCGTTTCTGGACGCGGTCCCCGATGACAAACTGGACCGGGACGACTTCAGAAAACGCCAGGAAGAACTACGAAAAGAGCGGCGGAAAATCCCACCGAATCACGAACGCCTGAAAGAACTACGATCCTCGTTCCGGGAAGACGCCATCGTGTTCACAGACCAGACGAACGAAGAACGGAAGGCGCTGATAGAAGCGATTCGGCCGGACCATCGCGTCCAGTTCGAATGGAAGGGGCGACAGGCAACAATCGGAAAACACGGCGGACGGGCGGCGGACTTCCTGGCGGAGATCACGTCACTGGAACACGCAGCAAATCCCCACCATGGAACAACGGCGGGCGGCTATCATGTCAAAGCGCGGAAGTCGGGGAAGAACCGCAGCTGGCATCGAAGCGGGGAAGGCGTATTCATGCGGGAGTATGCCCCAGCCACAACGTGGGTTCACGAAGCGGCCCACAGTATCGAAGAACTGGACGAAGTCCACGAGTTATGCAAGGGCTTTCTGTTGCATCGGGTAGGGGACGAAGCCCCGGTGTTGATGCGACACGTTGTTCCTTCCGCGAATTACGACGCGTGGGAAACCGGGCGGAAAGATGACTTCCTGAAGACCTACCTGGACACAGGGCTTCGCGATCACGAAGACGCGGCGAACAGCGCCTACTATGCCGGGAAACACTACAACGGATCCACGGAGATCCTGTCGATGGGGGCGGAACTGTTGTACGAAGACCCGGCTGGATTCGCCCGAAGTGATCCGGAGTGGTTCGATTTCACAGTAGGGGTTCTGACGGGGGGGCTGTTGTGATTCTATTGAAAGCCACGCGACCCGGATTCGAAGCGGTGTTGAATGACGACATGACATGGGTTCGGCAGTTCGGCCCGAAGAAAGACCTGGCGGACCTGACCGAAGCCATGACGTTCACAGATTCCCCGTTCGGGTACATGCCGTTATGGGTGGGACTGAATCGACTGGCCGAACAGATCCAGTCTGTGGCGGACTTCGATGTGGAAATGGTCTACGCCCCAAAACAGGACGAAGACCCCGACGAAGCCCCCGGGCGTGTGTACTGACACGGATTCGACAGTAATAACACTAAAAACACACAGGCGTCGAAAAACAGCGGCGGTGAAACAGTGAACGGGGCGGAAACGATCAGGAAGGAACCCCACGGGCGGGGAACGTGGCGGGGCCGGAACCTATTCAATGCGGCGGCGGCTGTTGTGCTGTTGACGGTCTGAATTGTATTCGCAACATCGAAGCAATTCTGAACCAGACGGCATGGGACCAATGGTAAAAACGACGCCCAAGCAAATCAGCGAAACGATCGTCGAATCCCTGGCGGATACATCCTGTCAGGTGGATTCCGAATCGTTCGTGATCCGGGGCGTGAAGCTGATCGGGTTCGAATCACGGAACGGGCGCAGCTATCCGCCTTCCACGCTGAAGGCGGCTGTTCAGCACTACGAAAATACACCAGTCAATCTGGACCATCCCGCGAAGCCTACGGATTCCCGATCGGTTCGGGACCGAATCGGCGTCATTCGTTCCGCCAGGTTCATCGAAGGCCGGGGCGTGTTCGGGGACTTTCATTTCAACCCGAAACACGAAGCGGCGGAACAGATCGTCTGGGACGCCACGAACAATCCATCCATCGTCGGGTTCAGTCACAACGCCAGCTTGCACATCGCCCGAAAGGGCGGGAAGTCCGTTGTGGAATCCATCGCGGGTGTTCGTTCGATGGATCTGGTGGCAGATCCGGCCACGACGTCAGGCTTTTTTGAATCAGTCACGGACGACGCGTCCGCCACGGAAGGCGTTTCTGATGACATCACAGATTCCGATTCTTTCACTGAAGGTGAAACCGTGAAACTAGAAGAACTCACACTGGAACAGATCGTGGAAGGCCGGGACGACGTGAAGGCGTTGGTGGTCAAGTCGGAACAACTGGAAGCCATTACGGCGGAACGTGACCAGCTGAAAGCGGAGAAGCGACAGCTGGAATTCGCGGCGGCCGTGGAATCAGAATTGGCAGCGTCCAAACTGACAGCCGAACAGGTGTCAGACGCCTTCCGAAAGACACTTCTGGCCACGGAATCGGCCGATGATCGGGAAGCCCTGATCGCCGATCGGGAATCCTGTTTCGAAGGACAGACCACGCCACCACCAAAGAAGAAACCAGCAACCACACCAGTCACGGAAGGCCAGGGCGAACCCCTGACGGCTCAGGATCTGGTGCGGGCGCTTCGAAGTCGATAAGCAACTAACGCAGCGTGGGGAAGTAGTATCCCGTCGGGTTCATATCCCGAAGATCATCGGTGCAATTCCGGTCGCTGCCATTTTCCAATTCAAATTGGAAACCGAACCTACCTCCTACCCTAAACGGGAACCGAAC